AGCCAGACTCTCTAAAGTTCTTATTTATTAATGAAATCATTAAAAACTTCTTCATTATAATATATACAACCAGCATTATCACATGCTTTTTTATATTCTTCATAAGTTTTTAATGTTCCTGTGTTTAATTCCTTAGCAACAGCATTATTTTCCCAATAGTAATCAGGATTGCATTGAATAGTGTGATATTTTAATAGTTTTTTCATTTTGTTTATATTTAAATGTTAAAAATAAAAAACTCTAATTACTCTAGGTATAGACTATGTCTACATCTCTTTTTACCCAATAATACATAAGATTATATCTTATTGTACTTGGAAGATTTAACTATTTTTGAGCATAATTAGTTTTCAATGAACCTTTTAAAGTTCATCTAGTTTTATTTTGTGTTAATAATAGAGTCCACCTTTGAAGTTATCTCAGGCAGACTCTTTAAATGTTTTACCATCTATTTTCTATAATAGAAATCATAACTTGTTCTTTAACAAGTTTTAATTTTTGAATATGTTCAGCATATTCTCTATCATTAACACCTTTAATGTGTACAATTCCTATTGGTTTAATTACATTTTCCATTTGTTTTTATTTAAAGAGTGAAAGAAAAAAGAGCACAACCTAAATCATGCTCTCCCCATTTATTAACAACAAAATTCAAGGTAACCATGAATATATTTAGAGTGTAATAAACACTTGATATTTTAATCTTATAAAAGAAATACAGAGTGACAATATTAATAAACACAAAGTCTAAAGAACTGTAATGCTGTGATCTTTATAGCTTTTACATATTCTTTTAGACTTTATGTTATTAAACTTAATTAAATAAAAGATCTGACATCTGTTATCTTTTAGAGAGACAATAGATGTCAGAAGTCAGATAGTTGTTGCTATAAAGCAACAACCAATCTGTTTGTAATAATAAAATCTCTTTTACCAAGTGTATCTTGGTCAATATTAACTTTGATTAAGTTGATGTATTCACCATTTTGTTTAAATGTGGCTACACATTTAAATGCTTGTGGAATTCTATCAACATTATCAACATTAATACTGTCTTTAAATACGAAGTATTTAGTTCCTTTATCATCAACAAGAATTAGTTTTTTCTCGTCTTTGAATTTTAATACATTCTTGATGTTTAAAGTTACTTCTTCAATTACTGAAGTTTTTACTTCTTTAAGATTTGCTCTGTACTGTTCAATTAAAGTTGACATAGGTATGTTGTTTTAGTTAATTTTAGGTAGGGGGGTGGTTATGGGGTACTACCACATCCCACTCTCACACAATAATTTTTTAAAAAAATTCAAAAAAAAATAAAATTTTAGTTTACATTCCACTGTAAACTGTAAACAACCAAGGACAACAAACTTTATTAACTGTCTATAATTTGGCACAAAATAACATTTGCTGCCAATTTATAGCTTTACTTTTGTCAAGTATTTACTTGACATATATCAATTATATTCTCCTATAAAAAGTGTTAACAACTCTGTGGATAACTTTTTTTCATTCATAAATAGCTGTAAATCAAGCATTTACAATCTATAAAATGTTAAAGTTTTGTTAAATTCTAAAAATATGACCTCACTTGGAAGAGATTCATTATATTTGTACTACAATAAATCAGAGAAAGAGTATTTTTCTGATTTCCTCTCCATAAGAAAACAGTTAAAGGGCTCTGAAACTTATGGAGGTAGACGGAGGGTTGTAAGAGTATAGTGAGAGAATAAAACCTCTGTCATCTAGAAATTGGTTTTCTCCTCCAATTGTAAAAAATGACCTTAATTATAAGATTAAAGGTGGAACATAGCACAAAGGTAATATGTGCCCTGAATTAACAGGATGAATTGGTTTCCATGAGGGTGTAGGTAGAAATACTAACGTACAGTTTAATTGAAATATAAAGGTTAAAATAGAATTTGGGTAATCAAATTTTAAAAGAAACAGGGTTCTTAAGGGGAGTTCTCTGCTTAAAATAAAAAGAAATGAATTATAAAGAAAAATTAAAAACAAAAGAATGGTATCAGAGAAGAAGTGTTATACTTAAACGAGATCAATACAAATGTACTAAATGCAATTCAACAGAAAATTTACATGTACATCATAAAGCATATGTAATTGGAAGAGATCCCTGGGAATATACAGATGAATATTTAATAACTCTTTGCAACATCTGCCACAAAAAAGAACACAAAGGGAAAAAGATAAAAGAATTTATAGTAAAGACTTTACCAGAATATATAAAAACAGAAAGAAAGATAATAAGAGAAACTCATAAACAAACAGGACAGATATACGAATTTGGAAAATACAGAGGATTACCTTTTGAAGGAATTTCAGATATAAAATATTTAGAATGGTATTTAAAAGCAGTAAAAAGGAATAATAAAAAATTAGGATTAAATAAAAGAAAATGAAACAAGAAATAGAACAATTAATAGAGAAATACAGTAGACTTTTAGTAGTTACAGATAGTGAAATAGTAAAGTTCAAAGAAGAATTACTAGAAATAGTAGATAAACAATTTAAATAATAAATAACAATTTTAATTAAAAAATTACATTAAAAATAAAACAAAACATACAGAGTGTATTAACTTTGTACCACAATAATAAGAAATGAGTAAACCAATAGAAATAAGATATAATAGAATTGTAGATGAATTCAATTTCTGGAAGTTATATTTTCATACTTGGAATTTTAACAAACCTAAAACTGATAGATTTTCAGAATTTGAATTAGACTCTATCTCTTTTATAATGTCAGGAGACCAAGATAAATCTCCAGTTAAATCTTCTCAAAGAAAATCTTTAGCTGATAAACTAAATGCAATTGGATATAAAATTACAATGGCTAATGTACATCAAAGAATAGTAAAACCTCTCTTAAAAGCAGGTGTATTCTATAAATCAGAGGATGATTTAGTGAATGGTGAATATTCTGTAAATGATAATTTAAGAAAATTACAATTAGTTATAAAAAAAGAGTTAAAAGAGAAAGGTGAAATTCCAATTCATATATTATATAATATAAATATTAAGAAATGAGAGAATCACTAACATACTTTGAAGCTCTTACATATATACAATCTGGAATAGCAATATCAAAAGATGGTCAAATGATGAATGAATTAAAAATAAATGATTTATTCTTTTTAGAAGATGCCGACACCACTTTTATATTTACAATTTATAGTAATGAATAGAATAACAGAGCAAAAAAGTATATTTAATAGAGTAGCAGAAATTACAGGTAAAGATGTAGATCTTATAAAAGCAGTAGTGAATCACATGTGGTCTGAAACAAGAGCTAATGTAATAACTCCTAAAACCTGGACAACAATGGTGAATAACTTTGGAACCTTTCAACCAAAAGAGAAGAAAATAAATTATCTACTGGATGAATTTGAAAAAGGAAATACACCAAGAGAAAATAAGATAGAAGAATTTAAAAGGATTCTATCACTAAAAAACAAAACAAAATAATGGAACAATTAACTTATGGTCAAAAAGCAGTTGGAATTAAATTTAATCCAGGTGAATTAAAAGATGTAAATGTAATAAAACAAAAATGTGCTGAACTAATAGACATGATGGATGATCTTAGAAAATCACAAAATACATTGAAAAATGGTTCAAGTGAAGGACAAAGACTTTGTTCAATAGCAATAACAGAAATGCAAACAGCTCAAATGTGGTTAGTAAAAGCTATAACTTGGAATGATAATGCATCCTAATATACAAAGAGAATAGATTAAAGGTTGGAATGCAGCAGGTGAATCCATCTATGACATTCAATTAATTAAAAATAGATATAATAATGAAACAAGAACAAGGTAAGAAAATGACATTTGACAAAACAGTTAAAAATAAAACAATGGAAGAATTAGTATTTGAAGACATAGCAAAAGAATCACATTTACAAACTACAGATAGTGGTTTAATTACAGAAAAAGAAACACCTTTAATTGGTGTAGAACAAATGACTAGAGCTGAAAAAAACAGACAGTATGAAATTGAAAAGTGGATTACATATAACAAATCTGTATTAGAATTAGATAAAAGATATTCAGAAGGTATTGAATTAATTAATGGTGATATACTTGTAAAACTATTTAAAAAACCAATTGTAGATAAATATGGTTTTCATAAACAAAACATGGTTCACTATGCTTTAAGAAATGGAGCTGCTGCATCTGTAGCTGATAAATTTGGTTTTAACTTCATGGGTGTAATTGTAAATTCAGATAAATTACTAGAAGGAAAATACCCTAAAGGTACAGTAATTCAATTATCACCTGAAGTATCTAACACTATAGTATATGGTGAAAAACATGAAATGCAAGCTTTAAAATATGGCTTTTATAGAGATGGTGATGAAGATGTAGATTTTGGAAATCTAGGATATGTATTAATCAAACAAGGACATTTATTATCAATTATAAAAGATTTTAACATAGAAGAATATGTTAAAATTCAAGAAATGGCTACATTAAAAAGTGGTTCAGGAATTATAATGTAATAATTAAAAGGATACATGAATAAAATAAAATTAATTATGAAAAATGATATGTATCCTTTTAAATTTTATATATTCATTAATTACATTGATAAAGATGAAATTAAGAAACTTGTAAAATACAAAAAAGGATATGTTAAGTGAGATATTAGAAGGATGGGGAAATTCAATAAAAGATAAATTTAATCTTTTAAATGATCCTGAGCTTAAAGCTAAATCAGAAAAGAGATTACTTATTTGTGACTCTTGTCCATTAAGAGACAATAATACTTGTTCAAGAAAAAGACAAGGAGAATGTGTGGAAGACTTCTTATATAAAGATCAACCTAGATTTAAAGGTGAATTTTATAACGGATGTGGATGCAATTTGTCAAGTAAGTCATTAGTAAATGAAATTTTGTGTCCATTAAATAAATGGAAAGATATATGAATTTAATAGAAGGTGTAACATATTATGAAGAAGCTAATTTCTGGAAACTTAATCCTCAATTACCTTTTATAAAACCATTTAATAAATTGTATGGTGAAGACAGTTCTATAGAAAAAGATCTATCCTCAAAAACTATGTGGTGTGTATTTTTCATGTGTGAACCTGATGAAGAAATAAATAAATTCTTTAGAATTCCTTTATTAGAAAGATATGAAATGCTTAAAGAAACATTCTATCCTCAATTTGATTTAGAAGAAGAATATACTAAAGAATGTATGGATGCTTATCCTTTATTATGTTTAAGTGCTGTACAAAGAGCATTGAAAGATGAAAAGGAAATGCTTATGAAAAGAGCTTCTTTTATTAAAGAGCAAGAATATACACTTGATAGTTATGAAGTAATTACTGGACCTGGAGGAAGACCTGTTAGAGTTACAATGCCAGGAACTGCTAAACAATTAGATACTATGCATAAAGCTACTAAATCTATTATGGATAATTTTAAGATAATTGAAAGTGAATTTTTTGCAGAGAAATCTAAAGCTCAATTAAAAGGAAATAGGCAAGAATCTAAAGGAGAAAAAGGAGAGATTTAATGGAATTTACCAAAATACAAAATCGTAAAAATTGGTTAATAGGAGATATTCCTAATTTCCATCCTGATGATCCTAGACATACAAGTTTATGGAGAGAATATAAAAAGAAATGTATTGAAGGTGTATGGGAAAAAGATTTTGATGGGTATAGATTCATGCCAGGATTCTTATGGTTTTATATAAATTTTTATATAATATTAAATGCTGATGAGAAAAAGAAAGCACGTTATAAAATAAAACCACATTTAAGAGATTTAGAATGGGAAAGAAGTTATATGTGTTTAGAAGCATTTGGTTTCTCTGGATTTACAGGAGATGAATATATCACTTGTTATCACTTTGCTAAAGATGCTAAAAAAGAAGAGTATAAAGATTTACCTAAAGAATGTTTTAAAGGAGATGGAACTCTTAAAGAATATAAAGATCCAAGAGAATATTTAAGAGGATTGCATTCACAACCATTAGGAATTCCATTATATCATAATAATGCAAAAAATACAATGGAATTCGGCAGTAGATCTGGAGGTAAGTCCTATTTTTATTCTGCTCTTAATTTACATGAAATACTTTTTGATGGTGCTAAAGAATATACAGAAGAAACAAGAAAGAATCCAGCAACAACTGAAGTTTTAATTGGTGCTGCATTATCATCTAAATCAAATGAATTCTGTGCTAAAATAGAATTAGCAATGAATGAACTTGCTACAAATCCTATATTAGGATGTTGGGGTAAGCCTGGAGATGATGACTATCAACCTTCACCTTTTTATAAAGATATGAAAGGTAGTCTTAAACCAAATAATGCCGAGAATCCTTATATACATAAATATGAAAAGAAAGTAAATGGTAGATGGGTAAGTGGTTTTGGGACAGGTAGTAAAATATTACATGTATCTTTTACACAAGAAAATCCAGAAGCAGCAGCAGGTACAAGACCTGCAAGAATTACAGTAGAAGAAGTAGGATTAGTACCAAATGTTTTAACAGTACATGGATCTAATGATGCTTGTCAAAGAGTAGATAAAACAAAATTTGGATCTACACATTATTTAGGAACTGCTGGTAATATTGAAAAAGTAGTAGAATCAAGAATTCTATTTACAGAACCAGAAGGTTATGATATAGTTTCTTATGATGATGTATGGGAACATACAGGTAAAATAGGATTTTTCTTACCAGCATATTATACAAATAATGCTTTTAGAGATGAGAATGGAAATACTGATGTAGAATCTGCTAAAGCATTTTATGAAAAAAGAAGAGCTAATGCTAAAAAGGTATCATCTCAAAAGTATGATGCTGAATTAATGAATTATCCTCTTGTTCCTTCAGAAATGTTTTTAGGAAGAGAAGGAAGAATCCTACCTATAACAGAATTAAAGGAAAGAGAAAAACAATTACTACTTCATAATAACTATAAAAAAATAGGAACTGCAATTGATATATTCTTTGATAGTTCTAAATCCACAGGAGTTGATTATAAGACACTTGAAAATACAGAACCAATATATGAATTTCCACATAAAAGAGATGCAAATGTTGAAGGTTGTATAATGATGTATGAAGCTCCTATAGAAATTAACGGTAAAGTACCAAATGATTTATATGACTTAGTAGGATTTGACCCTTATGTAAGTGAGAATTTAAATGAAGGTGGTTCTCTAGGAGCTGTTTATGTAATGAAAAATCCTAAATATAATACACTTGGTTATGGAGGAAATGAAATAGTATGTGGCTATGTTGGAAAACATGAATATGGTAGGTCAAGATTTATGGAAAATGTTGAGAAGATTTTAATGATGTATGGAAGTCCTAATCAAGGACTTTGGTTTGAAGGAAATAGAGGTGATTATGTAAAAGGTTATTTTGAAAAGAAATACAAATTACATCAACTTTGCCTTAGACCGCAAATTGAAAAAGGTGTGAGAGTATTAAATAGACCTGTTTCAGAATATGGTTGGATTACTGGTAATAGAATATCTAAAATTCAATTAATAGATATGTTAGCTGAATGGTTAAAAGAAGAGACTACTATTGGAGGTGTAACAAAAAGAAATCTTGAAAGACTACCTGATATAGCTTTAGTAAGAGAGTGTATTGCATTTGATTTAGATAAAGGAAATTATGATAGAATTTTCGGACTCATAGGGTGTATTGTAGGTCTCAGAGAGAAAGTAAATCAATATGAACAATCAATAATAAATAAAAATAATCCATTAGCTTTATTAGCTAATAATAATAACCTATTTAATAAACATAATCACAAGCTTAAAAAACGTAGAGCTTTATTAGAAAATTCACAATGGTAAAAAATAAATATAGACTTTCTGAAAAAGAAAAATATGCTGATGATTGTAAATTAGCCAAAGAAATGGTTAATGAAATTATACCAGCATTTACAAGATCTAAAGATTGGATTGAAGAATATAATAATGATTTAGCTTCTTATAAGCTTTACAATAATGATATTTCATCAGAAGATTTTGAACAAGTATGTAATCCACTAGGTATTGATGTAGGTCAATATGATTCTGAAGTGCTCCCATATAATAAAACTTACACTAAAATAGATGTTCTATTAGGTGAAGAATACAAGCGAGGAACTAATTTTATATTAGCATTAATGAATTCTAAAGCTCTTGAAGAAAAAGATGAAGAACTTAAAAATCTTTATTTAGCTTATATACAAGAAATTGTTGAAAAAAATGAAAGAATAATTCAGGCTCAACAACAAGGACTTGAAGAAAGTGAAATACAGAAAATTAGAGATGAAGTAATACAATCTAAAACTCCTGAAGATATAGAGAAAACTTCTTACATGTCTGAGTTAGAAATACTTGGTAATCATATTCTTAATTATGGAATGTATGCTGAAGATGTGAGAAGTTTAAAAAATGATGCTTTTAAACATGCTTTATTATCGGATAAGGAATTTGCTTATATTGGTGTGAGTAAAGGTGAACCTAAAATCAAATTAGCAAATCCATTAACTTTTTTCTATAGTAAGACACCAGATATTAAATATGTACAAGATGGTGATTATGCAGGTGAAATAAATGTAATGACACTTGAAAAAATAATTGAAACTTACGGTCATGTTTTAAAAGAAGAAGATTTAGAAAGATTAATGAAAAGAATTCCTGGTCTTACTGGTAAATACACTGGTCAAATGGAAGTTAATACACAAAATACTATCACTCATCAATACTTAAATAACATGGGTAACATGGAATATTTAGGTAAACATATTGGTAATTATAGTGATAATAACAACGCAAATAAAAGATTATTATATGAGCAATATGGAACAGTAATCACTGTAGAATGGAAGTGGTTAAGAGAGATAGGATTTCTTACAACTATAAATGAATATAATGAAGAAGAATGTGATATTATAGATGGATCTTTTGAAATACCAGAAGATGCTACTAAAGTTAAATTTATAAATAGATTTGGAGAAAAATCTGAAAGATATGAATGGGTAGATGAAAATGATAATACAGTAACATTTGAAAAAATGTGGATTCCTAGAGTATGGCAAGCTACAAGAATTGAAAATGATATATTCCCTGAGATAAGAGAAAAACCTTATCAACCTTATAGTATAGAAAGACCATTTGATGTAGAACTGGGGTATTATGGTTGTGTATTTAATTCAATGAATGCTAAGCCTATTTCTATGATGGCTAGGATGAAACCTTTTCAATTTATGTTCTTTGTTGTATTACATCAAATAAAAGAATTAATTCCTAAAGCTATTGGACCTATTCAGAATTTTGATACATCAATGGTAGATGTAAATTTATCAGGTGATAGTACTTCTGATGATGCATTTACGGAAGCACTTTCTAAAACATTCTATTATAGACAAAAAGGTATTAACATCTATAACTCCATGATTAATAATATTGGAGGACAACCTACACAAACTAATATTTCAAGACCTCAACCAGGTTCTGTACAAAATATGTCTGTAGGGCAGGATTTAAATAATCTATTACAACTTTTAGGGTGGTTAGATATACAAATAGGATTAGCTGCTGGTGTGAGTGCTCAAAGAGAAGCTCAATTTTCATCTAACACTAATGTTACTGATAATCAACAAGCAATAGTACAATCTTCTCATATTACAGAACATTATTTCAGAAAACATAATGATCTTTGGAAGAAAATAATGGAAGCATATATTAATTATGCAAAATTAGCTTGGAAAGATAAAAAAATTAAAAGGCAATATTTAATGTCAGATTTAACAGTTCAAACATTAAATATACAAGACACTGAAAAATTATTAAATGCTGATATAGGTTTATTTGTTACTGATAGTGGTAAAGAATTTGAATACATTAATCAAATGGTAGAAATGACTAAATTAATGGCTCAAAATGGAGCTTCTATAGAAACTGTTTCTTATATTCTTAAAGCAAGAGCTCAAGGTACTTCTCCTGAAGAAATTCATAAGATGATTACCAAATTACAATTGGATGCTGAAAAACGTCAACAAGCAAGTTCTCAAGCTGAACAGGAAAACCAAAAACAAATTGCTCAAATGCAAATTGAAGCTGAAGGTAGGAAATTTGCTCATGAAATTGATATTAAAAATATTGAAGGTGAATATACTCTTGAAAAAGCAAATATAGATGCTAGTAGATTCCAAAGAGCAGCAGATAGTGATGATGACGGTGAACCTGATATAGTAGAAGTAGCTAAATTAAAGCTGGAACAAGATAAACATGCCACAGATTTAGATATTAAAAATAAAGAACTTGACATTAAAAGAAAAGAACTTGATTTAAAAGCTCAGGAAATCTCTACTAATGCAACTCTTAAAAATAAAGATATTGATAAAAAAGCTGAAACAGCTAAATATGTAGCCAATAAAAGACCTATTAAAAAATAAATTTTTAATAAAAATAGATATAATGTTTGAAAAATTCATTATATTAGAAAAAAAAGAACAATAATAGAAGATATTTATTAACTTTGTAAAACAATTAAGAAATGATTGATGAAAATGAAGACTTTGGTGCATTTGATTTTGGTAATGAAATACTAGAAGTAAAACAACCTGAAGTAAAAGAAGAAACAAACTCTAAAGAAGAAGATCCTGATTTAGATGAAGATTTAAAAGATGAAGAAGATGATACTACAATTAACACAGAGAGTGAAATTGACGAAGACTCAGATAATTCAGAAATTAAAGACAAACCAGAGGATTCTGATGAAGAAAAATCTGATGAGAGCTTAGATGATGAATCCATATTTAAACAATATGGTGAAGATGTTAAACCAGAAGTAGTAAGATTTTTTCATATAGCTAAAGACTATTTACTTCTTGATGAAGAGTTTAAATTTGATGGTAAAAATATTGAAGAAGCTTATGCTCAAGATGCTAAGTTTAGAAATCAGGCAATTGCTCAAAATATAATTGACAAATTACCAGAAAAAGCTAAAATCATATTATCAGAAGCTCTTGAACTTGCAAAAGCTGGAGAAGATATTTCAGAAAGTACATTTGATAAAATTCTCACACTTTCACAAGATCAAATAAAATATAATTTTGATTTGGATGATGAAGAGAAAAATAAAGAAAATGCTAAATCTTATTTAACTTCTATCTACAAAGAAAAGGGTTTAAAAGATAGAGTTATTAAATCAATGCTTGAAGATCTTGAAGATGAAGATAAACTTGTAGCTGAAGCTAAAGAAGAAAAAGAAGCTAAAGATATTATTCTTAATAAAGAGAAAGAAAAACAAGTTCAAGAAGATTTACAAGCTAAACAAACTCAAAGAGATCAAGCTAAAGTATTTAAAACAACTATTGAAAAAACGTTTGAAGAAATTAAATATGCTCCTACAAAAACAAGTCAATTAAAAGACACAATTTTTACAGTAGAGAAAGAAACAGGTCAAACTAAATTAATAGGAATTCTTCAAAAGATATATAAACATCCAAAAGCATTAATAGCACTTGCAGATTTTGCAACTGGATTTGATGAGAAAACTGGAGAAGTTAAATATGAAAAATCAGATTCTAAAAAGAAAACTGAAGAAATTAAAAAAATTAAATCTGCAATTGAAGAAAAAATAACAGGAGCAGGGTTTAAAAATAATACTCAAAGAACCAAGAAAACAACAGATGTAGACTGGGAAGAAATTGAGATATAACTATAAATAAATAAATTAAAATTAAAAAACGAAAAATTAGATGGTAACACAATCTGGAATTATTAGAATGGAAGACTATAGTGGTGTACTCGGAGGTAAATCCTTTGATAGTATTCACTTAGCAGCAGCATTCAAAGATGACAAACCTCATAGATTTGGTGTAATGGTTGCAAAATTATTCTCAAGTTCTAATAGGTTTTCAAACAAAACACTGTCTGCATTAACACTTGGTAATGGTAACTTTGAATCTATTGACAGCAATGTTTATAGATGGACAGTTGCTGGTGATGATGAAATTAACTTTTATGCAACTGAACTATTAGTTGATCCAGCTTCAAAACCTGGTTATGGTAATAGTGAGTTTCAAATTTCATTAGATCATGATTGGTTAGAAGAGCCTGATGTACTTCAATGTGAAGACAATAGATACCCTTTCCTTTCAGTAATAGGTAAACCTCGTAAATTTGGTACACAATATCATTATACAGTAAAATTACAAACTTCAGATCCTACAGCTTGGATTTCTCCTTCAATGTTAGATGTTGGTATGACTTTTATTAAAGCATCCTCTTCTATTGCAGATGAAATGAATGATAAACGTGGTGGAGATCAATATGGTTCTGCAATGGACTTTGAATCTCAAATTGGTATGTATGCTGCTGAATTTAATGTAACTGATAAAGTAGTAAGACGAGAATTACAAGGTAAAAAAACATCTAAAAAAGAATGTTTAACTTCAGGTTTAGCTTTTGCTGTAAAACGCAATGGTAAAACTATTGAAAGAGGAATGTTTATCACTGATGCTGAAGCTCGTCTATTAGATAGAGTAGAAATGGATAGAGAAATGGCAATGACTTTTGGTCATGCTTCTATTGACTATGATTCTAATGGCTACATTAAAAGAACAGGTCCAGGATTTAGACAATTATGTAAAGATGGTCATGAGTATATTCACAATGGTAACTTAACTGCACAATCATTAGAAGATTATTTACATGGTATTTTCTTAAACCGTTTAAATGCTGTAGATAGAGATGTTGTAATTGATACTGGTGAAGGTGGATTTAGAATGTTCCATCAGATTTTATCTGATGAAGCTAATTCATTCTTGACATTAGATACACACTTTATTAAAGATGCTACAAGTACATTAAAAGGTCTTCGTAATCCTCTTTCTTATGGTGCTCAATTTGTAGAGTTTAATGCTATCAATGGTATTAGAGTACGTTTAGCGTATAACCCTATGAAAGATGATCCTAAATATTGTAAACGTAAACACCCTGATAATCCTCAATACACTATTGATTCATTTAGAATGGATATTTATGACTTAGGAAATCCTGGTGATGATAAAGCTCCTAAATCTAACATGACAATGTTAATGGAAGATTTAACAGAAGTTTACACTTGGACATCTGGTATTACAGATCCTAAATTAGGACCTATCTCAAATGGTTCTAAAGCAACATCATTACAAAAAGGTGTAACATTTATACGAGAAACTTCAGGGTCACTTGGAATCTGGGATACTTCCAGAATTGGTTCTATTGTATATGAGCCAGATTATGTATAAATAACTTAGGAAATAGTTCTCTCCTAATCAAAGAAAAATTGAACTAAAAAATAAGGTGGTAAGTGTAATAGGAAACTATTGCATTTACCTTCACCTTAAAACAAAATAAGAAAATAAGTTCTCACTTGATATAGCTGAAAGAAGTAATCTATGCTATCATCATTAAATCAAACAAAATGTCAAAAGTATTTGTAAAATTAGTAAGCAGACCTTCTGCACAAAAAAGACAAGGTTATATAACTAGAAATGGTGTAAAATCAAATATAGATCAACCAAAAGCAATAGGATTAAATAAAAGTGGTGGATTTTGTTTTGCTGTATCAATGAATACAAAAACAAAGAAACTTAACACTGGTTTAGATAAAATGGTTGAAAATCCATTCTATAAATTACCAGATTCAATTCCTTCTGAATGGAGAAATTCTAAAATAGAAGAAAAAGAAAAAATATCCAAACAAGAGTACTTTGAAATAAAAATGAATAAACCTGCTGGATTTTTAAATTCAGATACAAGGAAACCATTTGAACATCTTCCTGGTAAAAATCTAACTTATCTACAAGACTTTAAAAAACTCTTCTATGATACTACAGTGTTGGATTTAGACTTAGTAGAAGATGAATTAACATATCATTTACTATTGCAAGCTCATCCTGATAAATGTGCAAGCTCTGAAGATGAATTAACACCATTTTCAAGAATTTATATTTCTAAAGTAAATGAGGATGATATTAAAATTTCTAAGAAAAACGATATAATTGAAGATGCTATTTACAAAGTAGTTAAACTTAAACAAGAACAATCTGAATCTGTAATTAGAAAATTTGCTACAATATTAGAAATCATAAAAGGAGATTTAGCACTTGAAAAAGTTAAAAATTCTATCTCTGATTATGTGAAATTACAAAATAGTAAGCAATTTGAAAGAATAGAAAAATTTGATAAACTTTATGCTCAAACACAAGATGCTAAAGGAATGGAAATCTTTGAAGGTAAATTTTTATTACAATATGCGATTAATAATAGAGTAATTTCAGACTATCAAGGTAAATATATTTGGGCTTCTAAAAAAGGAACTTCATTAGAACTTTTAGGTAGAAGTTATCAAGAAGCATTAGCTTGGATTATTGATATTGATAATAGAAATTACAGAGAAGAATTAGAAGATGAATTAAAAGCTAAAGTAGATGACAATAGAATTATGGCACTATAATTTCAAATTAAGATATAACAAGATTGATAGTCAACATAAAAAAGACTTTAATCCTGCTGAAATTGATGAAATTGTAAATGATGCTATAAGTATATGGAGAGAACAGCAATATAGTGGTAATAATGAAAAGAAAGCAAGTGCTGAAGTTGTACAACAACAAATAGATTTTCTTTCCACATTATTAGTACAGTTTCCTGTTCAACCATTAATTCCTGCAAACTTAGTAACAGAAGGAGTATATGAATTTCCATTATCAACAACAACAGGTCTTGTATATCAATATCTTCATTTAATGAGAATATTTGGAAAAATAACAGGATGTTCTGAAAAAGTTGAAACTACTATTATACAACATGATGATTTAAATTTTGTATTATCAGATCCTCATAGAAAACCTTCAAATGGTTTTTTTAAAAGACTTGTAGCAACATTTGGAAAGTCTTCAATATCTGGAATAGAAACATCAATATTTATATATACAGATGGATTTACAATAGATGGGATATATCCAGAATATTATAAAAAACCAAATACAGTTTCTATAGGAGGTTATAAAGATATAAATGGAATTTTAAAACAAAAGGTAGAGTGTGATATACCTGAATCTTATCACACAAAAATAATAGATATTGCAGTGGCTGAAGCTGATAGAATTGTAAGAGACCAATTTGGTTTACAAGCTGATTCTCAAAAACTGTTAATAAACAAATAAAATTAAAATAAAAAATGAACACACAATTTAGTGGAAAACCAAAAACAGAAGTAATTTTAGTAGCAAAAGCAGGAGTAGCAGTAGCTAACGCAGCTAATGCAACTGAAAATTTATTTAACCCAGCAACATTGGTTGCAAACATCTTAGATGGTCAATTAGGAATTGTGTGTGATACACATACAAGTTCTACAAGAGCATATAATGAATTTATTGATACTACAGATGATGCAGTAAAAGTAGATACTATCAGAGTGATACAAGGAACACCAGCAAGTGCTGATATTTCTACAATTCCTCCATTACCTTATGGTGATAAAGAAGCAATTAAATCTTACAAAATTCAAGCTAAGAATGGCATTATGTACACTGCAAAAGTGGCTAAAGCAAGTTCTAGTGATGCTTGGGTAATAGGTGGAACTTTAGGGGCTATCAGTCCTGTTTCTGAAACTGATTATAAATTGCATTTACAATTTATTTCAGCAAGAAATGATAAATATTTCTCTGTATCAGGTAATGAAAATTTATCAATTAATTTTACATCTCCAGATTACACAACTTTAGGTACAACTTCTCCTTTAGATCACTTAGTTCAAAACTTAGTGTATAATGCAGATTTAAACAGTTATGCAATGCGTTATAACATGCCTTTTGTAAGACGTGGTAATAAAAACTTTGTAGCATTTGCAATTAAATTTGCTGGAGGTTCTGGTACTAAAATTGGAAATATTACCGCAGGTACTGCATTCCCAGCTATTACAAGTAATGGGTCAACAGTAAATTATATTCCAAATGGTGACTTTGTAGAAACTATTAAAAATATAATTGCTAATGGTAGTTCTGCTGGAGTTACAGCAAATACAACTATTGAATTAGTAGATTTATCTACAGCAGGTGCAGCAACTAAAACAGATGGTATTTTAATAGTAGCTTTAGATCATTCTTTAGCAGCAGCTAATGATGAAACAATTCCTGTAAAAGTACGTTTAAATATTGGTTTAGAATATGGTTTTCAAGGTAGTGTAAGTGCTTCTAAAGTTAACTTATCAAAACCTTTTGAAGGTGAAGGTAAAGCTCGTACTTGGCAATTATACTTTAATAATGGTGCTCGTTTAAATATCTTTACTCAGCAAAATAGACAATATGGTGAATACTTTTTACAAGCTCCATCATATATTGATGCAACTAAAGATTATACAGCATATATTATAGATTCTAAAGAAGAATATCAAGTGGCTTATTCTCATGATAGTGAGTATTTTCATAGAACTATTATCTTAGTTCCTGTAACAGAACAACCAGAAGTAAAAACTTTAACTGTTACAACTAAATCTACAGGAGCTACTAATGCTACTGTAGTATTAAATGGTGTAAGTTTTACAGTTCCATTGACTGATGATACAGCAGGTACTGCAAGTACAACTGCAACAACTTTAAGAGCTTTCTCTTATACAGGTTGGACAACTTCAGGTTCTGGAGCTGATGTAATTTTTACTCGTGATTCAAGTGGTCCTGTAAATGGTGCATTTACTTTCTCCCATGCAACAGCAGTAGCTACATATGCTACTACTACAGCAGCAGCTAAAGTAACAGATTCTACTATTAAATCAGGTTTAAATACTTATTTAGGTCAATGGTTGACTTCTGTAAGAGCTTTGGGTAAACTGGAAAGTTCTACTCCACCAGCAACAGCATTCTTTATATAAGAACTTTTTTAAAGAGGGAAGAGATTTACTCTTCCCTTTTTTTATTAATAAAACAATAATGAAATTAAATAAAGATTTTCCTCATAAAATATATCTTGATAAAAGAGTGTTGGTTAATGGTGTTAAAAGAAACATTGTTAATTATGAGAATCACATAGAGTTAGCAGGATGGATTCAAGATCTTATTGATCTTGGTGAAATTACTATTAATGTATGTGATATTTTTACTGGAGTAGGTAGTGAAGATGAACCTTTATGTGTAACAGTTCCTACAAGTAATTTTGAAGTATTAGATACAAATTCTGTAAATCTTACTTTAATTGCAGATGTGATGTCAGCAGATGTTAAAATATCAGCTACATCAGGTAATCAAATATCTATATCTTCTGATGGATTATATGTTCCACAAGTAACAATTCCTTCTCAAACTCCTATTACAGTTGTAGATACTTCTACAATAGATTTTAGTATTTCAGGTACAAACAGTCATACTTTAACAGGTTCTGTTATTATACCTGGATTAATTTCTTCAGATGCAACTAATCAAGTTACAACAGGTACTGATGGTAAGTTATTTGTTCCAGTTCCAAGTAATACTACAGTTACAGCTAATAATGGTCTAACTAAAACAGTTAATAATATTCAATTAGGTGGAGCTTTAGTTCAAAACACTTCTATTACAGGAAACTTTGATATTTATTTTGGAAATAAAAATTATATATTTGGAGATGATAATACTTTAATAGGTTCTACAGGAATTAAATTTGCTCATAAATTAACCAAATCACTTAATAGTTTAAGTGGAGGATTTTCTACTAATTATAAAGTTAGTGTATTTACTATTGATACAGGATTTTCATTAGGTGCAGGTACTGGATTATTTAATGATAATAACCTTACAACATTATATGTTAATAATTCTAAAACAATAGCATTTTCATCTAAAGCTGCTAATCAAACATCTTATGTTCAATTTAGAGGTGTAGGTACTCCTACTTTAACAATGGATGACTTAAATGGTAATATCGGAGTTTATGGTAATCATATGTCATATACTCAATTAGATAACACTACAAATGATGCAGCTAATAAAGCTACTATATCACATTTTGCTAATTATCATAGTTTAGTATCAGCTCAAAACACTGAACATAATGCTTTAACAAATTTTTATCATATATTTTTAGCGGATACAACTAATAATCTAGCTAATCCTTCTTATATAGCTAATAAATATGGTATATATCAAGAAGGTACTATGGATAAAAATGTATTTTTTGGAGATGTTATTTTAGGATCTTCTACATTTTTACCTTCAGCTAAATTAGCAATAGCAAGTACAACTCAAGGATTTTTACCTCCAAGAATGACAACCTCAAATAAAAATACAATTAGTTCTCCAGCAGAGGGTCTTTTAGTTTATGATACAACATTACATAAATTATGTATTAGAACTGCAAGTACATGGGAAACTATCACAAGCATATAAAACAAAACAATGAATTTAGAATTAACAATAGCAGAAATAAATTTAATATTAATGGCACTTGGTAAAAGACCAGCAGAAGAATCAATGGAATTGATAATTAAAATATTAAATAAAAGTAAAGAAGAACAAGAATCTAATAAATCAAATTAATGGCAGATATTTGTGTTAAAACATCAACTTGTAAACAATTAGTAATCACTGATAATTATGATTGGGGTGCAATAGAACCTTCTATATCAGTATCAAATACCTTGATAACATTAAAGTATATATCTTCAACATCTACAGGAGATGTAATAACAATAGTAGACGAAGATGAATATGTAAGCACAATTGATGTATTACCATCAACAATACTTTCTTCTTGGACTAAAATACAAGATGGTTACTATCAAATTAAATCACAATATACAATAGGAACAAGTTCTCCAGGCAGTATGTCATTTTCTTTAGATATTCAACCTACTTTAAACACATATTCTAATTTTAATGTTACTGCAACAAATGGTTCTAATTTTACATTTCAATGGTATTTTAATGGAGCAATGATTGGAAGTGATACCACAGAAACAGCAGCCAATATGGTTGCTTATGCTAATACTGAATTTACAACTAATTTTGGATTTACATTTAATGTAATAGCAAGTTCTGTAGGAAATGTAATTACTTTTACTACTACTGAAAATACTACTTTTTATAATCAACATAATCATTTTTATATAAATAACAAACAAGCTGTTGATGGGGGTTATGCTACAGGATTATATACATTAATTACTGGAGATAGTACTGTTGATGTAAATGATGATATTTATATGTATATATCTGGAGGAGCTATAGCAAGTGTTATTAAAACATATTCTGAAGTATTTAATAAATGTAATCAAGATTGTAAAATAGATAATCAAATAGCTGATTTTATTAGTAATGATGAATGTGATTCTTGTAATAAAGATATAGAAAAAGATATTTTGAATATAGCTCTTAAATCAACATTATTATGTTATGCTATAACTTGTTCAAATAAAAATAAAGTATGGGAATTGTATAATTATATTAACAATATCCTTTTAGAAAATAATTGTAAATCTTGCTAATATGCCATGTAATGATTGTGAAGAAGAATTAATAACAACCTCTCAAGGACCTAAAGGTGATACTGGAGCTACTGGAGCTACTGGTAGTGCAGGTAGTAATGGATTTTTAAATTGGAGTGAATATGACACTACTTGTTTAGAAGCTCAAGGAGTATTTGAATCTGAAGATACTAATCCAGAAAAAGATCAAAAATTTATAGATAGCTATTGTGAAATAGTAACTAAATTAAATACTTGTCCAACAGCATTAGATGATTACATAGTAATTAATCAAGATACTAATGGACATATTATACCTCAATCAAATGATAATTATTTATTACCTACAACAGTATTAAGTATATCACAAGATCCTGTAAATGGAACTGCAACTATAAATGATGATAGTAAAACTATTACTTATATTCCAAATGAAGGATTTGTAGGTAATGATGTATTTGAATATACTTTAACTGATGGAGATTGTACTTCAACTGCATCTATATTTATTACAATTAATGCTGTTATATCTCAACAAACAATTCAAGACACTGTTTTAGAACAATTGCAAATTCTTTTAGCAAGTGATGATTACTGGGATTTAGGATTTCAACTTGGAGATTCAATTATTATATCCAATATTAATTTAGAGTCATTTGATTTTACTAATCCATTTACAGCAGGTAAAGGTAAGTCTACAGGAAGGTATAAAAAATGGGCTATTAAAAATGGCAATAATGGAACTGAAGATTTTACTACAGGTACATTTAGAGGTTTTGATAGTACAAATTCTGATTATGATGAATCTGCTAAAACTGGAGGATCTGATACATTATCCTTTACTTTAACTAAAGGTAATATTCCTGCACATGTTCATAGTTATACTGAAAATGAGTTTTATGATGCTGGTAGTAGTAATGGAGATGTTGAAAATGCTCCAAGTATAGGAGATTGGAAAAATAGAGTAAATACAACAAATACAGGTAATGGAGTAGCTGATGGTTTAAAAGTAAGTCCTGATGCTATCAATGAAGATATTAGAAATACATTTAAAACTGTAATTGTAATTCAAAAAATAATTGCTTAATGACACATCAACAACAGTATATTAATCTACTTTATAAATTTCAATGTTGTCTAGCTAATCTAGGATTAGATTTAGATCAAATGGAATCTATGGGTGAAAGTGATAAATGTATAAATAAATTATCTAATAAGATAAATATTTTAATTATTATATTACAAACACTTAAAAGACAAATATTATTGGAAAATGAAGATGAAGAATTACTATGTGATACTAACTGTTTAACTACAGAACAAATACAAAATTTAACAAATAAATTAAAAACAGAATGTAAAGAATGTTGTTTAGATACTTCATTCATTGAAGAATGTATAACTGAATAAAAAATGGGTTTAAATACTACAAGAACTAACTCGGAGTTAGATGTACAAAAAGAATTAGTAAGGTTAATAAAAGAATTACTTGAAGTAATGAAAAAAATTGAAATAAATACGCAGTAATGAAAGGAAAAACATTAAAACAAATAACTAATACATCTAAAACAGGATTAAAAGAAATTCCTTCTTTACCAAGTAATGAAGATTTCACTATTGATTTAATTAGTAAACAATCAAGTAAAGTTTATAAAATAAATGTAAATGAGTTAAATTCGGGAACAGGTGGTGGTACATCAGCACTATTTCCAAAAGGCTACGAATTTATTTCGGAAAGCAGAGATTTTTTATCAACGGATGAAGGGAAATTACTTGTTCTTGCAGCAGGAGTAACGATAACAATGCCTTCAGAATTTCCTTTTTTAGCTAATCAGATAGTAGGTGTTAATACTTTAGACAGTAACTGTTATTATCAAGACAAATCAGGAAGCACAGTTCAAATATTTGGAATAAACAACCAACCAAATGAGGTAGTGGTCTTGTTGTCAGAACCAGACTTTAATTCTTTGCTTCCAATTAGCTCCTCTGTTATCGAGGGAAAAACAATGCTCAAATATTTGTACGACAAATCACAAAATGCAATTCCATTAAGCGGTACAGAAGTAGGTAAACCTGTTACGGGTGATATTGAAGTTTTAGATGCTGTGAAATTTACTATAAATGATGGTGGGTTTTATTTGGGAAACAATGAAAATGGGGCTATTTCAATTGCTAGCAGTGGTTTGCTTAGTGTAGTAAATGATTACATAGCAGACCCTACATTTAGAGGCTTTACTGGTAGTAATGATTATTCTGCTAATATAACAGATTTAGACTACACACAGAAGATTTATGTAGGCTTTAGAGGCACAGCAACGCTATCAAGCGGAACAGTTACAGTTGCTACATCATCAATAAAAACAGGTTACAAAATTTATTTATCAGTCAACACACCAAGTGGAACACAAGGTTTTTTATCAGCACCAACAGGAAGTATTGTAGATGAAACTGAATTTGTAATTAATTCAACAAGTGCAACTGACGATTCAACAGTGAATTGGTGGATAGCACCTTAATAATTTAAAATAAAAATATGCCAATTATACCACAAGTATCAGAAAATGGATTAAATTCCTTATTAGACTCAGGAGTTAATTCTACAACATTACAACCTGTAATTACAACAGGTGCTTATGCTTCTAATTTAGGAGAAACAAATCAAGAAATTATTCAAGGTATTAGACATAATGAAGAAGACTTTGGTGCTTTCGTAGTTGATAGACCTGATGAACCTATCTTTTTACCAGCAGTAATTTTAGGTAAATATGATAAAAGCAGAGGTATTTTTATTCCTATTTCTGGGGGAATTGGTATAAAAGCAGAACATATAAAGTTCTTAGGTTCAATACCAACTTTTAATACACATGCAGAGGTATATGATGCATTACCAGCAGGTGAACAAATTGCTTTATTTAAAAGCAGGTAAAAAAGGGATTAAAATAAGACCTTAAATAAAGTTATGAGTAAATGGTTAAAGTTATTATTATCTGACTCTGCTCAAGCAAGTGTGAGAAGATTTATAGGATTACTTTCTTTTATAGAATTGTTAGTAATTACTAATGTGGCTTTATTTACTAAAGTTGCATTACTTAATGTCACTTTAATAATTGTAGCATTTAATGTATTTACTGCAATAACTCTGATAGCAATATTTTTATTGACAGCAACCAATATAGTAAAATTAATTTATCCTCCTCTAAATAATGATACTCCTAATGATACATCTTCTAATACTACAGACATTTAATATTCTTGCAAATACAGAATTAATGACACATCTTTTACAAACT